ACTATTAATAAGTCAGTTTTGGCTCGTGCAGCCAAGCACTTCTATCGTGCCAAACGGGAAGCTAAGGATTGGGCCCTGTGCCATGCACTGCGGTCTTTGAACGACAAGAGCGAGATAGAAGTACTAGTACACGAAGTCATCCGTGGCAAAGCGGCTGCTCACAAGCGGGAAGTTGAACTACGTAGACAGTTGTCACCCACCCTTAACACAGACACAAGAGGAGATTGATATGTATACAGTTGAAGTCTATAAAACGGACAAGAGAACCAAAGTGGGCGAGCGTATGGTTCTCAAGCAGGACTATGCAACCACAAACCGCGGCATGTTGGAGCACACTGTCAAGCACACGTGGCGCTCAAGTCAGGGCTACCGCTATGAGATCCACGAGACCATGGTGACCCGTACCAACATGATGGGTGGTGCTAGCTATCAAGAACGCTATGACACTCCTAGACACTGTTCACCTAGCTCAGAAGCCTACTGGAGCATGTAGGGGTTGACAGCCACCACAAAGGCTGCTATAATAGCGACATGTTAACAAAGGAGCGAACGATGAAGACATTAGAAAACTTTCTCAAGCAGAAGAATCACTGGAACTCATTCTTTAAGGGTCCCCAGTACTCGTTGAACAGTGCCGCAGACCGTCAGGCTGTAGCAGACATGATTGACTCTGCCCTAAGCCCAGAGAACCTCACCTGCGATGGAGAGCTGCCTAGAGCAGAGGTCCAGCGCCGTTACCGAGAGTTGATGACAGCTGCCAAACAGCTGAAAAAGTACGATCCTGAAGTCAAGTTCTACGAATACGAAACGGAGATCTAAATGCGATACTACGACGAACTGGCAACTTACCAGCGCGAAGGCTTTGAGATCATTGTGGACAAAAGCTACGAGGACTTGAACCCTCGTGACTGCTTTGACGAAAGCTGCACTGACATTGAAGAGATCATCAAGGACATCGACCGTGGCCACCTTGAATGGTTCATGCTGCGGGTACGAGCTCTGGTGGACGGTCACGAGCTGGGCTCAGCCTACTTGGGCGGCATGCTCTACGAAGATCCTACAGAGTGCTTGACTGATGGCTCAGCTGAGGACATGATCGCAGAAGCAATTGCAGAAGCTCGCAAAGAAGCCCTGCGACTGGTAGGGTCTTTGCAGCGTGTGGTTGACACAGCAGCAGCATGAAGCTATAATAGACACTTACACACACTAATAGGAGCGACACTATGGGTACCAGAGCACTTACTTTCGTCTACGATGGCAGCACACCAATCGTTAACATGTACCGCCAATATGACGGCTACCCCTCAGGACACGGCCTAGAGCTGGCCCAGTTCCTCACCCGTGGCCGGCTGGTGCATGGCCTCAGCGGCAAGAAAGAAGTTGTGTTCAACGGCATGGGCTGCTTGGCAGCAGCAATGATCGCCAACTTCAAAGAGACCCCAGGCGGCTTCTACATTCACAGCGTAGAAGACACAGAGTGCGGACAGGACTACGAGTACCACGTGTACCAAGTTGAAGATGAGATCCGGGTGCGTGTTACGGATCGCGGCTGCAACATGTTTGGACTCACTATGAGTGACAAGAACGAAAGCCTCTTCGACGGTACAGCCGTTGAGTTCCTGGACTACTGCAACCCTGAGAAAGAACAGTTTGAAGTTGATCTTACAGAAGGCCAAGCCGTTGGCCGTGGCTGAATAACAACACACATAGGGGTTGACAACAGCCCCTATTTGTTATATAATAGAGACTTGTTAACACACAGAAGGAGCGAAAGATGGCTACAATTGTTGAGATTTTGGAGGGTTCCTACGGTGCCCGCAAGAACATGGTATACCCAGGCATGCGCTTGGAGATGGTGAAGGACTTTGACGGCGAAGCTATTACCTGCTTGGCTGGTGAAGAGATCGAGAACGGACGCAATCCCAACAAGAAGATTCGTGTCAAGGTAGCAGGTCTGCAGGCCTATCGCGTGGTGTCGCACATTGACAGCGAACCCGTAGGTGAGAACAGTTTGGTACAACTCAAGGTGGCTGATTCGGCTGTAGCGCATATCAGCGACGAAGACTTGATTGAAAAGACTCGTGCTCGCTTCCAAGTACTTACAGACATGACCAAGGCTGTGAAAGCTGGTGATGTTCGTGCTATGATTGTGACAGGCCCTCCAGGTGTAGGCAAGAGCTTTGGTGTTGAAGAAGTTCTCACTAAGGACGACTTGTTCAATGCATTGGGCGAGCGCAAGCCACGCTACGAGATCGTCAAGGGTGCTATGAGTGCCATTGGCTTGTACGCCAAGCTCTACGAGTTCTCTGCAGAGAAGAATGTTATCGTGTTCGATGACTGTGACTCTGTGTTGCTGGACGACTTGAGCTTGAACATCTTGAAGGCCGCTTTGGACAGTTCCAAGAAGCGTACTATTAGCTGGAACACAGACAGTCGCCTGTTGCGTTCAGAAGGTATCCCAGATCGCTTTGAGTTCAAGGCAGGTGCTATCTTTATCACTAATATTAAGTTTGAGAATGTGCGCTCTAAGAAGCTACAGGATCACTTGGGTGCTTTGGAAAGCCGTTGCCACTATATTGATCTGCAGATGGACACAGACCGTGAGAAGGTTCTGCGTATCAAGCAGATCGTAGCAGACGGCATGTTGGATCACTACGAGCTAGCAGACATTGCCAAGGACGAGGTTGTGAACTTTGTGCAGACAAACAGGGCTAAATTGCGTGAGCTCAGCTTGCGTACGGTGCTCAAGGTTGCAGACCTGCGCAAGAGCTTCCCTAACAACTGGATGAGCATGGCAGAAGTTACTGTTATGAAGCGAGCATAATATGACAGTAGAGATCGCAGGGTGCCAGTATATTGGTCCGGAGCAGAGGGAGTACCCGTTCAAGATGTGCGGTTGCAAACCCTTCCCGGGTCGTGTATACTGTGAAGAACATATCTGGACAGTGTACAAGAAAGGTACCAGTACAGGTAACAAACGAAAGATCGCGGCCATCGAGAAAGAGCTGGCCGAGATCAAATTGATTGAAGAAGTTGAGGAGATTCTAAATGATTAAGATTGCATTGGCTGTGGCGTTCATTATATTCCTGCTGGCTATTGGGCCGTTCCTGGTCATTTGGTCGTGGAATGTCCTGTTTGGGGCAGCTTTGTTGATCCCCTACACTTTGGAGACATGGTTCGCTACAGTTTTGATTGGTGCGTTCCTTCGAGCCAATGTGACTGTAAAACGGCGAGATTGAGGTTGCATTGCTCACAGCGTGGCCTTATACTAGTAGAACGCTGTGAGACACAGCTTTAAAGAGGAAACTTAAAATGAAGAGAATTAATCTAGAAACCAAAACAGGCAAGATCTTTGCAGCCCTACAACAGGGTGAGAAGTTGACAGCCTCCGAAGCCGCAAAGCGTTTCGGTGTTAAGAACTTGTCAGCAGAAGCAAGCCGCATCCGTCAAGCAGGTTATGCCGTGTATGCCAACAGCCGCAAAGCTGGTAATGGTGTTCAGGTAACTGAGTATGAGTTGGGCCGTCCAAGCCGTGAGATCGTTGCACTTGGTTACATGGCCAAGAGCTTGGGTCTTACCCTAACAGCCTAAATAGGTTATCAAACAGGCAAGCCGATTCGCTCCCGGGGCGCTAGTTTGGGGTGTTGTAGAAATACAACACCTTTTCTCTTTTCTGGCACTCCAATCATTTCGGTTGACAGCATCAGCGATTGGCTATATAATAACGACATAGACAACAACGGAGCGAACGATGTTTACAGCAGATCAAGTTTGGGGTTTGGCGGTAGCAGCAGATCGTATCAACGAGGGCTACTTCAAAGAGCAGCAATGGGGTCAGTCTGATAGTGGCGAGAGCAAGCTACTCAAAGAGGCCAACAAAATGATGGTCAAGCAATGGCTCCGGACCAACAACTTCACAGCAGCTACAGCAGCTGATATCGATAAAGGCCGTGAGATCCGCAACTACTTCAACGGCTTCTTGCTCAAGCAGATCTCGGGTAAGATCAACGAGTTTGAACAGCAGGCTCTGCGTATCGCACAGATGGACGAGTTCACGCCCAAGAACATGCTAGAGTTCGCTATCGTATCCTGCTTGCCCTCAGTGATGATCCGTGATCAAAGCCGTAACGAGTTGGCCCGTGAAGTACGTGCTTCCACTCAATTGCAGGGCGCTGTGGGTGACAAGATCCAGGGTGAGATCGAGGTTGTCAAATGCTATTACAGCAAAGACTATGACAAGTATAGGGTTACTGCCAAACTGGTTGACAGCTTCGTGGATTTCTGGTATAATAGTAACTTGGAAGCAGGGCAGAAGTTGAGTATCAAAGCAAAAATTAAAAGTGTTCGTGGCGATAATACAACACAATTAAATTTCGTAAAAAGAGCTTGACAACTGAGGTGATTGGTGTTATACTATTAACACTGAGAAAGCAACTTTAACTGAGAAAGAAAGAGGTCTTAAAATGGCAAAGTCACAAGATATCAGCGTTCGCCAAGTTGGTCCTAAGGCCGCGAAGCGTTCCATCCGTAAGGCGATTCAAACCCGCCGTCCTGTGTTCCTGTGGGGTCCCCCAGGTATTGGTAAGTCCGACATCGTCAAGCAGATTGGCGAGGACGCAGGTCGTGAAGTGGTTGATGTGCGTCTTGCACTTTGGGAACCTACCGACATCAAAGGTATCCCCTATTACAATGCAGATCAAGGCAAGATGGTTTGGGCTCCTCCTTCAGAGCTTCCTACCGACCCAGAGTCAACCGCAATCATCTTCTTGGACGAGCTGAACTCTGCTCCTCCTGCGGTACAGGCCGCTGCCTACCAGCTGATCCTTAACCGTCGTGTCGGTACTTACGAACTGCCTAAAGGCGTGGATGTGGTTGCCGCTGGTAACCGTGAAGGCGATCGTGGCGTGACATATCGTATGCCTGCTCCGTTGGCTAACCGCTTTATTCACTTGGAAGCCAAGGTAGACTTTGATGACTTCCAAGAGTGGGCTGTGATGAACAATGTTCACCCTGAGGTTGTAGGTTATGTAGGCTTTGCCAAGCAGGACCTGTATGACTTTGATCCTAAGAGCCCTTCAAAGGCATTTGCTACTCCACGCTCGTGGGTGTTCGTTAGCGACTTGTTGAAAGACGACGACTGCGACATTGACACCTTGCACAACTTGATCGCAGGTGCCGTTGGTGATGGCTTGGCTGTTAAGTTTATGGCTCATCGCAAGATTGCAGGTCGCTTGCCTAAGGCAGAAGACATCCTTAAGGGCAAGGTCAAGGACCTGCAGATTAAGGAAGTGAGTGCCATGTATTCTTTGACTGTTAGCCTGTGCTACGAGTTGAAGGACCAAGCAGAGAAGAAGGCCAAGGACTTTGATGCCCAGGCTGACTGCTTCTTCCGCTACATGATGGACAATTTCCCAACTGAGTTGGTGGTGATGGGTGCTAAGACAGGCCTTACTAACTACAACTTGCCCTTTGACGCAACGAAGATGAAGAGCTTCGATGAGTTCCACAAGCGGTTCGGTAAGTATGTTTTGAGTGCTATGGAGAATTAAGACCTCGCCCGTAGCAGGGGCGGGAGGCTTCTCAGGGCTTGCCCGCCCACCTTTGGAGTGCCGGGGTGTTGTTTAAATACAACATCCCGGTCGGTTGACAGGCCGGCAAATTGGTGCTATAATATATACATACTAAGGAGAGCGACACATGGACCCAATCATCGATAAACTAACCACAGCCCGTGTAGGACTGTTGCTCAAAGCACCTTTCTTCGGCAACATGGCAACTCGTATGCGTTTGATTGACGCTTCAGAGTGGTGCCCGACTGCCGCAACTAACGGCAGAAACTTCTATTACAACAAGAAGTTCATTGAGAAGCTCAGCGTCAAGAAACTGGAATTCCTATTCGGACACGAGATCTGTCATTGCGTGTTTGACCACTTTGGTCGTGTTGGTAGTCGCGATCGTCAGCTCAGCAACATAGCACAAGACTACGCTGTCAACCAGATCCTTGTAGACGAACGCATCGGTGAGAAGATCACCGAAGTTAAGATCTGCTACGATCCAAAGTATCGCGGCTTGGCTTGGGAAGAGATCTACGATCAATTGTACGAGAAGGCTGAGAAGATTTCTATGCCAGACTTGCTCAAGCAATTGGGCGACTTGTTGGACGAGCACATTAACGAAGATGGTTCAAGCCCAGGTGAAGGCAAAGAGGGTGAAGGCAAAGACGGCAAGCCTGGTATGACTAAGGAAGAAGCACAGGCCATCCGTGACGAGATCAAAGAAGCCATGATCCAAAGTGCCGCGGCCGCAGGTGCAGGTAAAGTGCCCGCAGGTATCCAGCGTATGATCAAGGATATGACTGAGCCTAAGATTAGCTGGCGTGACCTTGTGCGTCAAGAGATCCAAAGCATTATCCGCAACGACTATTCCTTTACTCGTCCTAACCGTAAGAGTATGCACTCGGGTGCCATACTGCCGGGCATGAAAGAAGCAACTACCATTGACATTGGTATCAGCATTGACATGAGCGGTTCTATTGGTATGGAGGATGCAACTGTATTCCTTTCAGAGGTCAAGGGCATTGTTGATCAGTACGAGGACTTCAAGATCAACCTGTGGTGCTTTGACACAGAGATCTACAACCACAAAGAGTTCTCGCAAGACAATGCAGAAGAACTGTTTGAGTATGAGCCTCAAGGTGGTGGTGGTACAGACTTTGAAGTCAACTGGACCTTCATGCAAGAGAATGGTATCCAGCCTAAGAAGTTCATTATGTTCACAGACGGCTATCCCTGTGGTGGTTGGGGTGATGAGGACTACTGCGATACGATCTTTATTGTCAAGGGCAATACAGAAGCAGAAGCACCCTTTGGTCAGACTGTGATCTACGAGAAAGAGGCGGCATAGGTAGAGTGCCGGCGGCTGTGGCTTTTTAGCAACAGGCCCCGCTGCTTACGTGCGTGTACAGTAACCCTACTTGTCCTAGGGTTACTTTTTTTTGGTTGACACCTCCAACGATCTGTTGTATAATAGACACATACTAAGGAGCAATGATGATCACAGCAGAACAACTCACAACACTCTCTACCTTTACAGCGGTAGCATTGACCAGGGCTGTGGACAATGAGGACTATCAGTTCTCGGGCGCCAAGTTCTTGGGCATCACAAACGGTGGCGAGTTCTGCTATCTGTGTACCTTCCCTGTAAAGGGCGGCACTGACAGCACCAAGGTGTTCCTTAAGTATAACCATGCTGCTGGTAGTGTTAATGCCACAGTAGGTTGACAGTTTGGGCATAGGCTGTTATAATACACGTACACTAACACAAACAGGAGCTGAAATGGAACTAGTCTTAGCATTCTTAGCAGGCATGATTGTAATGGATTTTATGTATGCTTGGCGTATGGGAATTCCTCAGATGCTTTGGAACCGCTTTAAAAATCGCAACAACCCTCAACCTAACTTTGATCAGGAGTAATCATGAAAGCATTTATCTTAGGCACCATCTTTGGTCTTGTTCTAGCAACTGTTGGATTCTCTGGCATCGCTAAGATGTTGGATCGTGGCGTTGACACAGTCAAAGAGAAGTCTGTTGAAATGAGTCGCTGATGCCCAAGTACACATTCTGGCGCAATGCTATCATCGCTGAAACCTATATAGTGGAAGCAAAGACCGAAGAAGCTGCACGACAGCAGCTCTGGGATGGCACCGTAGAAGTGTTCACAGAAGAGTGGATAGACTGGGCTTCAGATGATTACAACTTAGAAGATGTTGAAGACGAATTGGTAACATTTTTACAATCAAAGGAAATAACATGAGCAAGATGGCAGAACTATCATACGACATTCAAGAACTTTACATCGAGGGTCACAGTGCCAAGGTGATTGCAATCATGCTGGACTGCCCTATCGAGATCGTGTTGGGGCAGCTCGAGGAAATGGGTGTGGCGGATGCACCACAAGAGTACGATCCGTTTAATACCCTGAACAGCTAAAGGGTTTTTTATCATTTGGTTGACAGTTTGGCAGTTTGGGGTTATAATTAGACATCAACAACGCAATAGGAGCTGAGAATGAACGCAATCGCAACCGTGATCACAGAGCAGGCAGTACAAGACGCAACCAACGAAGCAGGCCAGCAGGCCCGCACAGCCGCTAAGGCCTATCTCGCAGCCCACGGTGATCGTGATGCCTGCGGCTTTGCTTGGGTGGATGTCTACGGTGTCCGTTCTAACTCCAAGTTGGGCAAGTGGTTGCAGGCCGCTGGCTTCCGTAAGAGCTACACAGGCAGTATGCAACTGTGGAACCCAAGCCAAGCAGGTTGTCAGTCTGTGAGCGTGTTGGAAGCAGGTGCAGAGGCCTACGCCAAGGTGCTCAAGGCCAAGTTGGGTCTTGAGAAGGTCTACGCAGGAAGCAGGTTGGATTGATGGAAGCCCTCCGTGAAACAACCGGGGGGCAATTCCCCCCGCACATATACCTACTGGATGGTAACAACCTAGTATCGTATATAAAGAGTGGAGAAACAGAACCATTCTATTTCAAGAATCCTATTAAAGGGTTTGACAAGAGGGGTAGGAAGTTTGCAACTGTAACTCCTAACCCATTTAAAGTAAAGACACAAAGTAACCTAATCAAAGTAAAAGGCTCAAATGGAAAAGAATACACAATCGACCCAGAAGCGAAAACCTGCAACTGTCCAGGGTTCACTTTCAGAGGTTCCTGCAAACACATGGCAGAACATGGTTGAACGAATGATATCGGGGAAGTAAAATGTCTGGATGGGTAGTCTACGATGAGAAGTCGGGTCATATGCAGAAGTATTACAAGAAGGCCGCGACCGCTCGTAGGATCGTGACTCAGCACAATTCCGAACGATCGTATGACTGGGGCGGGACCTTGGGGATTCCTACTTACACCTATCGTCCAGAACGGAACTGGGCCTGCTGCTCCTATAGGGACTACGAAGGGATCTTGATGGGTCTGCGTGGAGAGCAGTTCAAGATGTGGCAGTTTTGCAACACACAAATTGGTTGACAGATTGAGCAATCTTTGCTATAATAGAGACATAGTAAGGAGCACAAGATGACTGTATTAGCCAAGATGAACGACAAGGTTGTAGAGATCGTAAAGGTGCAGCGAAATGTGGCTTTTTCGCAACAGAAGAACTGGATCTTGATCTGTGCAGAACCTGCCAAGAAGTCCAGC